TCTCGTACCCGGTTAACTAATAAAAATGTCATGATTAGACGGCAGCGATTTCAGTTTCTTTGAAATAACGCTTTTGGTCTTCACCGTCTGCGTCTTTGTAGGCTACCAAAAAAACGATTTCGCCAGTGTTTTCGTCAAAAGCAAACTTTTCAACAGTCCCAGTAATAGGAGCTGTAATGATTTGAGATACTTCTTGACCTTGAGTAAATTTAGGCATGATTTATTCCTTAGAGGCTTAGTGAGTAAGTAACTTGAACAACGTTACCGCTATTAACAGGCTGATTACCGCCAGTGAATGCGCCAGCAGACAACAAAGTACCTGCAGTGCTCATCAATGTAGTAACTGCGCCAGTGCCGTAAGTAATAAACGCACCGACCAAAGTACCTGCGCCAGTCATTGTGAAGCTAGTTGGTGTTGAAGTGGAGATTGCGCCAGCAGAAGCAGTGCCGAATGCAGGAGCAACACGAGCTGCAAAAGTAGGAGCATTGGTTGAACCAGCTTCATTCCAGCCACTATGAGAAGCCATCGTATCGGAAGCAGCAACTGCTGTATAGCCGATAGAGCTAATCAAGCCCATGTAAGGACCTGTTACGGTATAAGCTGAGCCAGTCAAAGCTGTCTGCAGCATCAAGTTTTTACCTAGGGTACAAACTACGTTTTCGATTGTGTCTTCCCAAAGCAGGGGACCGCCTTCGTATTCAAAGCATTTAAAAGTGTAAACACCTTCTGCTTGGGCAGATTCGCCCATGCCAGCGATTGAGGCAATGCTCATATTCGCTGACTCTACTGCGTTTAGTTGATCTTTCATTTTGGTTCCTTATTCGTCTAAATCAAAGTTGATGACTGGCTTGCATATACAACGGCAATTTGGTAAATCACCGGGTAATCCCCGCACTTCTTCCCCGTACATTACCCCAATTACGGGAGGATTGTCGAATGAATACTCATTACCCGACATTCTAATATGATTCACCCGAGGCTCTTTACCTCCACCGGAGTGTATCCATATAAAGCTTTTAACTCCAAGCGTTTTAAGTCTTGCAGTATTGATCGATTGATAAGCCTTGCGAGTCTGATCCAATGCAACATTCCTCGCATGACGAATATTGCCATTGTATTTTTTTGTCAGGAAGGGGACAAGATCCTCCATTCCTTTTCCAGTTGTAATGCTTCGCATGACCTGACCTTGGACTTCGGCTAGGTACTTTTGCGGAATTACTTTGATAAGATTTGCAGCTTCTTGGGTGCTTGCCTTGATTACATCGTTGATCTGAGCATTCCTGAAGGAAGTGTCGATCTTAAAATCCTCCGCAGCGTCCTTTAATGACAGCCCCAGCGTTACGGCTGAGTTGCGGATAGTGCGCTCTATCATGCGCTCCGTTGATCGCTTAGCGACCTCATTGAAGCGTTTTGACCACTTGAGCAGCAGCCAGTTCAATAGGATTCGGGCTTGACTAGAGATTGAAGCATCCTCAGCAAACCCGAAATTGTTTTCTTTAAATAGTTTTTTGAGTTGTCTCTCAACGTCACGAGACATCAAGCCGATCAAATCGACTGTTGGCTTGGCATAGTCGGCAGCAATGCTTGCATTAGGTCGTAATGCTTTACCGACTATCCCGTTTACCTTCTTAGTTGCCTTTGGCATCTTCTTTGGCTTTTCCCCACTGAGCTACATACTCAGGAGTCATAAGCTTTTTAGCCTTGGCAGCGTTCTCAGCCTCTCGCTCGTCTTCGAGCTGAGCCCAAGTTTTGTTACCAATCTTAGCCAAAAACTTCTTTTTTGCTTCTTCAAAGCTAGGCATCTTGCTCTCCTTTCTTTTTAAGGAATAGCTCCCAATGAGCCGGGTGCATTCGACTTTTGCCAGTTTCGTAATTACTCCAACGTGCTTGAGTAGTATAGATCATACTGGCTGCTTTGGATTGGGATAAATGCCCTCGTGCCTGAATAATTTCCTCAGCCAAGGGGACGTATCCCATCCCCCCTCTGTTTCGTTTGTTGGTCATCATGCGTAAGCTGTCCAGTTGGCTTGCTCGTAAATCGGAACCCCAGCCACTACTGCAACAGGATTGATCCTGTAAGCATTAGCGTAGCTTGCGAAACGGAAAAACACGCTTTCACCACTGGCTTGAATACGAACCCTTCTAGCTTCACCCCTGAAATTGTTAGGAGCTGGGACGCACACGCCTTGGTCAGGCAATCCGTTACCTTCGCTCAAGCAGCCGATCTCACGAACGTCCATCATCTGACCACGAACCGCAACAACTTGGAAGTAGTCAATATTTGTCTGATCGTAACCCCACATTGCTTGGAAAATGTCACCGACATTCACGACAGCATTACGGTTAGCTGCAACACGCTCAGCTCTACGCTGGGCAACACGATCACGCTGAGCAGCAATGCCAGCAACGTATTCGGCAATGTAAGCATTCATACGCTCAGCATTGTTGAAACGGTAGGCAAAGTCAGCACGATTTCTGCGACCACTGAAGCCCCTTGCGACATTGCGCTCAGGATCTCCGAAAACCTCGATACCCAAAGCTTCGTCTTGAGCCAACAAAACATAACCCTCGGGGACAAATCTGCAACGTTCTTGAACTCTCATTTTGATTTCCTTTCGTGATTAATCAAAGACAACACCTTCAGTATATACCTATTTAGCATCGAGTCAAGGCTTTTTTGCATTTATTTTTAGGTGTATGACAAAAACAACACCATCAAAAATATTTTACAAACCCCTTGACACTATGCTTAATTAGCATGATACTAGAACTGTAGTAGAGATCAGACATCACGAAAGGAGTCAATCATGGAAGCACTAGCCCGGTACGGATACTTGGAGATCCGAGGAATTTTAGAGTTACGAGTGATCTATGCCGTTGCAATGGCAAAAGGTCATGTCCGTAGAGCTGCTGCTGCTCTTGCAGCAATAGCGGAACTTGAAGCTGCAGGTTGTTATTAATCCCCACGAAAGGAAAAATCATGAGAAACGCAAACAGAGTTATTGATCGCCAAGTCAACGAGATCTTCAATCGCATTGGCAACTGCATTCAGTTCAACATTATGAATCTCGGACGCATTGACGCTGCAGCTCGTAATGTCTTGGTTGCAAGTGGCAGTCTTGAAGCAGCCGAAGCAGCAATGGCAATCGCAATCGAGCAATACAGAGAAAATTAATTAAACCGATCACACGAAAGGATCAAATCATGAGATACCAAATTGTTGCATTAGATCAAAACGGCTGGGGTGGCTTTGACATCGAAGTCGCAAACGTAGCGGACTGCATTGAGGCTATGGCAGTTCGTGGTTACGAATTCAATCGTCTTGAAGATCGTGGCTACTTGCGTAGCGAGCTGATCGGTCAGCCAGTGTTCGCTGGTTTGTTGGGTCCAATGTATAACGGTGAAGGCTGCGTCCGTTACGAAAACCAAGCAGCCTACAACGCAATGAGCAACTAAGGAAATCAAAATGGCAATGTCTTATCAGGAACTCAAAGTTTTCGCCAATTACGTTTATAGCTTTTACGGAGCTGGCGGGGTATATGACCTCGGAGCTTCGATGGAGGAAATCAAAATGGCAATCCGTTTCCTTCAATCCAAAGCTGGAGCAGTTTATCGCTGCGGATCTCCAGTCATCGGAGACTCACTTGATCGTGAGCACGTCCGAATGATTCTTGAGGATCGCAGGATTAACCTAGCAGCAGCTTGAGTTTTTCCTCAGCGTTTGCAAGGGGCTTCCGGTCATGACCGACTAGCTCCTTATTCGCTACCAACTTTTTAGCGTAAGTAACCAATCTCTCTTTGACGGCTTTTGCATCGCTGTAGTCAGGAACGTCAGCCAGTGAGCCTTTAGCCAAATCAGGAGGGTCTCCGCTATTGTTGACCACTGTGATATTGACCCGAGGATCATTTTTGTAATGCTCAGCCAGTTTCTTGATATTCTCTGAAGCTGCGAAGTGAGCATGGAGTTGCGTATCCAATTTAACAGTGCGACCACGTTGCATATTGAGCTTAACTGCCAACTCCAAAGGTGCGTTGGTGTAAACAATGTCAACTGGACCGTCTTGTCCATCTAAAGCTTCTTTGATCTTAGCGACTGACTTGTCAAAGTTGCCAAGCACTGAGTCAAAGGTCAATGAGTCTTCAGGAGCGTTTAGGATGTCCTTAGCCAAGCTCATAGCCTCAGACTTACCTGAGCCACTACCGCCAGCAGTAAACAGGACTGGAGACTTGTCTCCGGCTTCCTTCTTCTCTTTTAGAGCGTTTTTCCAAATCTCTTTTGATAGCAGTGAGCTAGGCTCATGAACTGCTGCAGCCAGTGAAGCGTCTTTGTCAAAGTTAGGGTCTAGCTTTTTAACGAGGTCCGGGTCGATTGTGTTGCCGAATGTTGACTTGTAGTCAGCGATCAGCTTCGGGGTATCGTTTAGGATTTGTTGGTAAAAGCCGTCTTCAATACTTCGCTCATGGTCATTGAGTCCGGGTGAATGCTCGAATCCATGTTGGTCGACATATCCACCGTTAGGAAGCTCTTTGGTTTTTTTGAACCCGCTTGCTTTTGCTTGGTTAGATCCTGTCTTTTCCTCCAAAGGGAGCTCTTTTTGAGCAGACTCAGAGGACTTTTCAGCAGATCCATGAGATTCACCTTTTACTTCTTTTTTTTTAGACTCTTTGGATTCAGGAGCTGCACTAGCCCCGCCTGAACCGAACTGTCCATTCTTTGCCCGAGGATGATCTTCTTCTTTGAATTCAGCCTTGTCTTGAGTTACTTGAAGGGTTTTGCCTACAGGCTCACCACCGACTTCGGGATCTTCAAAATCTCCGTCAGTTGTCTTGTAGGAGAGGTCATCATTCTTTGGTAATGGGGTCCAAATACCGTCTTGCACCTTCTCGAAATCTTCCTCAGCGAGTTCTTCGCCTTCGGGGTCTTGATCTTCAAGAATGCCGATTTCGTTGTAGCCGGACTGCTTGTCAGTTGCCACACGTTGACGCTCATCTTCGCTGCTGATAGCACCGGAGCCGATCAATACTTGTCCAGCCTGAGCCTTAGCAAGGTTAGTCGCAGCCAATTCCTCGGCAGTTGGTGTATCGAGTGGGAGCCAGTTCAATGTAGTTTCGAGGTCGAGCTTTTTCTTGAGCTGTGGCTCTACAAAAGACTTGATAACCAGTTGATGATGACGTTCAGCGAATGGGGTAAGATCGTTTGATTGGATCGATTCCAGCATTTCGTGATAGCTTGCTTCCTCGTATTCGCCAGTGGCATTAAAGCCTTTTGGAGAAGTACCGAGCAGCTTAGTAGCTGGCACACCTGCAATAGCAGCCACGAGCTGATATTGAGTCATGATGAGGGAATCAAAGTCGGCTAGGGAAGTGTCGAATTGTTGGAATTCGTCACCCTCTTTATCGCCCAGCTTGACTCCGTAGTTGTCACGATACGCAGCCCATTGCTGCAATCTTCCGATTGCTGCGTTGGTGTCGCTCATGACGGCTTCCATGTCGGTTAGCCAAATAGTTGTCCGCTTGG